TGTTGGGGGGGAACCTTATTTTTTTTTTGCTAAGGGTTCGTTAGAACACTCACAGGGCTAATCTACGATTACCTATATAAACATAACAAATACACTCTCTAATAAATAGGGCGGAATAATGATAGTCTCCCCTTGGGGAAGGGGGATTATGGGGGTAGGGGTATAGGGATATCTCTCCTAGTTTTTAGATGAATACATTTCTCAACTTTCATTTTGTTGTGTTTGTATTTTCATAAAAACTAAAGTCTCTAATAAATCCTTTCTTCTAAATGTTTTTAAATATACCCTAAGGGGTATCTAATATATCTTTAAATAGTCTTACACCTTTCAGGCGAAACAGCTTCGAACCTGATAGGGCGACTCTTTGTTGCGACTCTTTACAGAGTCCATAACAGAGTCCCTATACAAGATAGTTGATAATTCTACCTACTAGGAATATCAATACAATGTTTCATCATTATATCGACATCATACCTTTTGTACTTGCTACAATGGTTATCATCTTTGGTTCTTCTAAACTATCTAATAAAAGACCTATAACAGCACTAGTGATACTTACTACTGGTATCTATCTTGTGGCTCAATCTACATGGTTCTCTTCTTGGATGTCTGGTAATGTCTGGGGACGTGACTTTAGTAATTACGTATGGTTTTTGTTTAACACTTTAACTATGGTAATCTTCTCATGGACCTTGCTAAAATCGGAATAGCTATAGATGCTAAACTTCACTCTCTAAACCCTAATGCTGACAAGGCTGAAGACTCTACTAATCTTTATGGTAGAGGTCTTGAACAAGCCTCTGGCTTAGGCTTCTGGTTTATATCTTTCACTATGCTCGTTGGTGGTGGTTATGGTTTCCATGCTGAAACTCTAGCTATAAATAACTTCCTATGGGCTTGGATGGCTTTCACTCTTGGTGCTTGCCAAATTTACTATAACGGACAACTACAGCGCCGTGTCTTTAACCTAATGGCTACGTCTGCTTGGGTGACTATCTCTATCTCTGCTTATCAAGAGTTAGGTGGATGGAACCTTATCACAGCAATTGCACTACCATACTGCTTGTGTAGCTTTTATGTTTACGGCTTCTTGTTAGGGGACTACAGTCCGCCAAAAGGTGACCCTGCTGGTCAGCCAAAAGGAGACAACAAACAATGATAGCAGAAGCTTCTGTTCTTATGAAGTACCTACCGCCCTCTCTTGGAATCTTCCTTGTAGTAGTGGCGGCAGGACTCATGGGACTTTTCCGTTCAATGGCTCTTAATAAGAAGAGTTATGACGACACTGTGAGTTCACTGCAAAGACAACTTGATGTGTTAATGCAAGAGAATGCTATTCTCAGAAAATCACTAGACAATACAAAGGACAGCGAGGACTAATCTCTTCGCTGTTTTTAGACCAAAGTGTGACTATTATTATGAATAACTTTAAAGGCTTATACACGAAGCTTTTTAACTTATTTATACTCGACTTTATATTTTTTCTACTGAAAGTGTATTGTCACGTTTATTTTTTACAAACCTTAAAAAATTAAGAAAGGAGGCCGTATATGGCTAACGAACCTAAACCCAGAGGTCGTCCAAGACTTGATGGAAAACCTGCTGGAAGTGTTGCTGCTAAAGCTAAGATGAAGAATGGCGGTAGCAGAGAAGGTGCTGGACGTCCTAAAGGCTCTAAGAACATACACTCTCATGCTGCTGTTAAGAAGCTTGAAGAACTTGGTTTTGACCCTATTGAGATGATGGTCAGACAATATGAAGAGATATCTAATGCTCTCACTAATGGTGATGTTAGAGTAGGCTCTGGTGCTTATGCACAGCTAATAGCCACTCAAGGAACACTCATCAACAACCTTATGCAGTATGGTTATAAGAAAGTTCCTGAGAAGATTGAGCAAGAAGTAACAACTAAGAAGCCTATGGCTATCACTCTTACAATGAAGAAGAAGGACAAAGATAATGCATAAAGGTAAACCTTGTGGTTTCTCTGATGGTAAGAAGCCTAACCCTACTGTTAAGGCACTCCCTAAGAAGAAACCTGCTGTAAAGAACAAGAAGTCCAAACTAAAGAAGTATGGTGCTTAGTTATGGCTGTTAAAAAGACTAAGACAAAGGCGTCTAAACCCCTTACTGTTTCTGAGAAGTATAGGCAGCTAAAGGCTCAAACAGAAAAAGCAGGTATGAAAGTATCTGAGAGTAAGGGAAAGATAATCGTTACAAGAAAGGCTAAGTGATGGCTAAAGACCCTAGACTCACTCGTGCTGGTGTTAGTGGTTTTAACAAGCCTAAGAGAACACCTGGCCACCCTACTAAGAGTCATATTGTTGTGGCTAAGGTAGGTGATAAGATTAAGACTATCCGCTTTGGTGCTCAAGGTGCTAAGGGTAGTCCTAAGAAGGCTAATGAGAGTCCTAAGTATGCTGCTAGAAGAGCTGCTTGGAAAGCTCGTCATGCTACTAATATTGCTAAAGGTAAGATGTCTGCAGCCTATTGGGCTAACAAAGCTAAGTGGTGATGTTATGAATGAACAACAACTCATAGACCTAGCAGATAAGCTTAATGAAGACTTCACATGGACTAAAGACCCTATATGGGAACACTTTAAAATCCATACCACAAATAAGATAGAAGATGATTGTGATGGCTATGCCCTTGCTGCTCTCTATCGTATTAAGGGTAGTAAGCTAAAGACTATCCTTTCCTTTATGAAGGGTGAGAGTCGTTTAATATGGTGTAAAACCTCTTGGGGTGAGCTGCACTATGCACTACAATATAAAGGTCGTTACTTAGATAACATACATGGTTATTGGAGAGATGACCTAATTCACAAGAGACTATCCTATGTACCTACTCCCATAATACTACTCTATCTCATGGTTGGTAAGGTCTTCGATAGGTTCTTTAAGTAAAGGAACAACATTATGGATGAGGTTATTCTCCATGAGGGTCAGTCAGACATTATCAATGACCTATTTTTAGAAGATGAGGTAAGGTACGCTGTAGTTAATGCTAGTCGTGGTTTTGGTAAGTCCTACCTAGCTGCCTGTGCTGCTGTTATTGCTGTACAAGAGTTAATGGAACTACCTGAAGACGTACCTAACAAGAATGTTGCTATCATATGCCCTACATACGCCCAAGCAATAGACATCTACTATCCTCTCCTAGCATATCAGTTGGGTATGGAAGAACATGCTGTTAAAGCATCTAGAGTAGCTGGTACCTTCTGGTTCCCTAATAACGTACAACTAAAGATTTGGTCGTATGAAGCTAGTGAACGTATGAGGGGTACTGGTCAGTATTTCGTAGTAGCCGATGAGGTGTGTTCATGGAGAGGCGCTGGTACTTCCCTTAAGGAATCTTGGGAATCAGTTATTCAGCCATGTATTGCTACTCGTTGGTCTAAGAAGAATGCCGATAAGTATAATGCTAAGCCCGGTAAGGCTCTAATCATTAGTACTCCTATGGGCTATAATTACTTCTATGAGATGTATAACAGACAAGATGCTGACCAACAGTGGAAGAGTTATCACTATACTTATCACGACTCACCTTATCTCGATGATGATGAGATTGAACGTGTTAAGCTTACACTAGACCCTTTGAAGTTTGCTAGAGAGTATACAGCTAGCTTTGAGGATTCTGGTAATACTGTGTTCTATACGTTTAACCGTAAAGAGCATATCGACAAAGACCTACCTACTTTTGAGACAGGTGAAGATGTACATGTTGCTATCGACTTTAACGTTGGCATTATGGCATCGTGTGTATTTGCCCTAAGAGGCAATCAGATACACATACTAGATGAGATGCAAGGACACCCAGATACAGAGACTCTAGCTAGGACGCTGGCAGACAAGTATCGTGGACACCGCATTATCTCTTACCCTGACCCTAGTGGTAAGGCTAGGAAGTCCTCTGCTGCTGTTGGACGTACAGACTTTAGCATACTACAAGCTGAAGGAATACAGACCAGAGCACATAGTAAGGCACCTCCTATTATCGATAGTGTAGCAGCTATCAACAAAAAGTTTAAGAATGCTAATGGGGACATCGATATGTATGTCCATCCACGTTGTGTAAACACTATTAAATCTATTGAACGTACCGCATGGGTAGAGAGTAACCCTGACACAGCCACTATCTGTAAGAAAGAAGGTGTTGAACACTGGACAGATGGTCTAAGGTATGCTGTGGAGTATTTATTCCCTGTGCGAGGTGGTACTAAAGTAACAACAAGAGGCTTCGGCTTCTAATATAACTAAGGAATACTACAATGGCAAAACCATTAACATTTAAACAGAAGGCTGCTTTGAAGATAGCTCAAGCTAAATCAGCAGCTAAGCGTAAACTTAAAGCTGGTGTTTCAGCTGCTAAGCGTAAAGCTGGTGGTACTGAGGTACTTCGCACTAAGATGAAGGTCAAGAAGACCCTCACTCGTGGTAAGGCTAAAGTCTATGGTAAAGTAGGTAAGCTGAAGCGTAAAGCAAAAGTAACTGCTGTTAAAGTAACTAACAAGGCCGCTTCTACAGGTACTAAGGTTCGTAACAAAGTTCGTACAGCTAATACTATGCGTAAGCTTAAAGGTCTTGGTGGCAAAGGTCTGAAGGGTGGCGCTAAAGCTGCTATGGACAATGCTACTTCAGTAAGCAAAACTAAGCGTACTAACGCTGCTAACACACTGAAGACCAATCTGGCTAACTCTAAGCGTACTGCTTCTTTGACTCCTAACCGTGGTAAAGCTATGAGCACTTCCACAAAGCTGAAGAACAAAGTAAAGAGCACATTACGCTCTAAGAAGAACTCTTTTGGTTCTGTGTACAACCCAACTTCCTCTAAGAAGAAGAAGGCTGGTAAGCGTTCACGCTAAGGCTCGACAGAGTCTCAATAATACCTCTAAGGCATCCTCCTGAAATATGGAGGGTGTTTATAGACGTATTATTATAAGAATTTATCCCTGACAACAACTGAACATAAACACAAAGGACCATAACAATGGTAATACTCAACGAACACTTTAACACAGGCTTGACCACTCCTGCTCGCCGTGTAGCAAACGTAACACCTGACGATGCCAACCCTTTGGCCTTTCGCGCTTTGACAGTATACATTACTGTTGGTGGTACTATCAAGTTTGATACTATTGGTGATGACACAGTAACAATGACTGTTCCTGACTATTATGAAATCCCAGCACAGATTACTAAAATCTATTCAACTGGAACAACTGCCACTGGCATCGTAGCATACGGGTAAGGAATATCATGTTTAATTCTTTAGGATTAGGCTTAACACGAAGAAAACGCAATAAGCTAGTCACTATTTTATTAGGCAGCACTAGCGCCGATGCTATTCTTGGTTTCGAGCCGAAGTTAGTTCTTAACTTCAAAACAGACACATACAAAACAGGTGGAGCAACTACTACGTTCTCCTCTGCTATAACTCACACACGGGCCTCTTCAGCTACTATGGTGAATAGCTCTGGTACTCTGGTAACTGTAGGAAACAACGTCCCAAGGACAGGTCATCACATCTACAATGGCTCTGCTTGGGTTAACGAAGGCATCCTCCACGAGAGTG